CTCATAAGAAATGTAAACTGTACCAGAAGGCACATTAGCGGCTGCAGGTCCAGAATCGGTAACCATGTACCCAACAGCAGGCCCAAAGATATTTCTATCAATGGTCGACGCTGCGGCATAATTACCAGCGGTGATATAAGGATACCACGGCTTCTGAACCTTTGTCACATCCAAGTCGCAGAAAACTGCACCTGGATGTGGCTTCTTTGAATTAATTGGGCCCTGCAACAAGTCTGCACCATCCCACCCAGCCCAAACAGGAGCAGAGACGGAATCACGGGCAGCTGATGCAATGATACGACTAGTCGGCGTATTATCATTGGTATCATAGTAAATACACATGGTCAACGCACCTTGCTGGGTTGTCGAACCAAATGGTATATACAAAAGCCTCAAAGAAATCCAGCGCCACTTGCTAAAATTAACAGCAACACCAGAAAGCCAAATGCAAGAAGCAGGTATTAAAGCCTGATTCATGGCAAGCTGAGATGTGTTGTTAACAAGAGCAACAGCATTAAACACTTCAGTATTACACACCCGAATAATTTCATCAGAATAAGTGCGTATATTAGGTCTTGCAGATCCATTAATCATACCTGCAGAAACAGGTACTGATATTGGACGTGCAACTCGATAGCCAGATGTAGTAGAAAGCGCCACTTGTCGTGGTCTTTTACTAGGTTGATTACTACCTCTAGCATTTCGTTTACGTTTATTAGTATTAACAGATTCTACGATTGTTAGTTTTGCCATTATACCTACCAAATTGATAAATCAATAAGTTCCCAGGGTATCAGAGAGTAAAATTGAATGTAAACTTGAGTAAATTTCAATAGAATTTACGTCTTCTACTCCCTGGCCAAAGTCCATATTTAACTGATTATAATGATTTTCCAGAGCAATTTGTATATCTGGGGATATACCAAATGCTCTATAATAAGACAAACGAGTGGAATCAGTAATAGTCTTTCGACTATAAACCATACCACGCATTCGTTCATAATTCCCAAACTCTACAGATTTAAACATAAATTCGTTGGATAACTCAATACGTTTACAATATTTACCAGCAGCACGGTAAAGGGAATCATGAAGTGCAAAAGAAATGGGAACTCCCGAATTAATAATGCGGCCACAGGTACTAATTGCCATATAAGCACTAGCAATCTGTGAAACATGCTCTGTCGACTGAATAGTTATACAATCCTTGGTCAAAGCTTTGACCGGACTTCTAACCATGGTCCACACACCATTAACACAAACAGGATTACTTTGACAAAACTCAATTCTTTCAACATCATAACAAGGCTCTTCAACGACTGCATTAAATCCACAATCAAGCCACCATGATGTCAATGTTGAGTTTAACAAAGTTAAATCCTTAGCATCTAGAAAGATAACACAATCATCTCCCATATTTGCAAGGGAAGCAGTTAACCCAATTTCTTGAAAATATTCCCACATTAGCCCACAAACGATTATCTTATTTCCCATCGATGTGTTAATTTGACCACTCCCACGACCACCCTTAGGGCAGTTGTAAGAAATGGCTCCATCGGCTGCAACAGCTACACCTTTAGGGTGTAATTGCATATCAAGCAGCCAAGCTAAGTGGTCATCTCCAGAAAAAGCACTCTTATAAAAATCAAACTCATATTTTAAAGCATCTGCAGAACAGTGTTGGTCGAATCGACTAAAATCCAAAGGAACAGCAACAGGAGAGTCAAAACAATCCCATTTATTCTTAAGTATCGTCCCAAGATCAACACAATTATAACCAGACATAACAGTCTTTTCACCCCACACATCGTCTATGGCTTTCATAAACCTTTTCTCATTAAATTTGAGATAGGTCATTAGGTCTAACGAATACCGAGGATTTGGAAACTGAATTAGCCGTGGTGCAGGATCAGTTTTAATGGTTAAATTGGTCTTTTCTGCCTTAAGGAATGCAGTGAGCTGGGCATCAACCTCTAAAACAGGATAATTGAGTAAAGATTCGTACGCGCTTGAATAACGCGCTGCTTTGCGGCCAGTATAACCTACAACCACATCACTATGGGAGAACTGGCGGCAAGGCAAGAGGCAATTAAGCCAACGCCTCTTAAACTCAAATTTATCGTTTAGATGTCCACTCAATGGGCGAGGGGGGTCCACAAACCCCCCAGACCCATCACTCACTTTAAACACACGCTCATATAAGGCACGGCCGAGGTTAGCAATAGTATTATTATGCACACCCCACTCTTGACTAAAACTACAACTATTTACACACAAAATATTTCTAGGCCTAACTTCTCTAGTAAACTCCCAGTCCAGGACCTCCATCTCAGGTGTACACTCATATTTAATTTGTGTGTCAAATCCTGAGACCCGCACTAGGCACCCCTATTGGGTATTAACCCAGGAGCGAATGCTCTGCAACATTTTAACTCCAAGGGGTGCTTTAGTGTTTGTCCATTGCCTCCTAAGATACCTCTGTTGGATTTCAGGCAATTTCCTCAACTGATCATAACTTATTTGAGCCTCTGTTGGAACCATAGCCAGAGCGACAGCTTGTGGTATTATTCTTGCTGCATCTGTCACCCGCAAATTTATTTTCCGACATTCCTTATATAAGAAGAGATTTATGGCTTGCATTTGTACTTCTGTGTCCTTTGGGACAGGGAAGGCCAATTTAGCCTTTGCAACTAAAGCTCTCAATGCATGTGATTCAAAACCGAGAGTAATACGCTTCCTCTCGCGTCTTGATCTAGCATTATGTTTATTTGAGATCATAGACACACAATCCTTCTCATCCACAACCACCAAAGGTTGTTGCTCCCAGACATTATCTGGCTCATCAATCTCAAGAACATCTTCCAATTCCTTCACAATTAATATTTCTGTGTTGGCATCCAATACATCTTGTATTTCTTCGGTTGGCATCACCTGGATATCCACCAACTTAGAAATTGATATTTCATTTGGACCCATAGAAGACTGCAACTCCCAGTCTTCTAAATCACGATAAAACTTGTATGCTCCATACATAACAGCACTACAAGCCCCTACAACTGCTACCTTCTTATAATGTTTCTTAACAAAACGAGTTGACACTCTATTCAGAAAAGCAAAATGCTTCCTATCTGGCGTTAACTCCTTAACACAATTTTGCAACGAAGAATTAACAAGTGACTTAACAACAGGTAACAAAAGTGCCATTTTAAAGCGCCGACAATTGCAAATGATAATGAACAATACCACAACCAAACAATTGTAAGTAATGAAAATCACAAGAGAGAGCTATCCCCCCC